ATATCGTATACCTGTCTTCGCTTCTATCGCAGCACGTACATAAAACACAGAACTATGAGGAATATGTAAGTCTTTTAGTTTATTATCACGAATAGCATCATAAAATGCGTCTAGCATATTCTCTGGTACATATAGTTGTACTGATTTTTTAGACATTGTCAAGCACGAATTTAATTTATCTTACGGAGGATTCTATTCTTCACTACATTTAAGTGTATCATATAAGTGTTTTTTAATAATTAAGTTATTATACATTTAAGTGTTTCATTTAAGTGTAGTTATACCCCCACTCGGCACTTTTGTCAAGTGCATTTTTTTTATTTCATGTACGATTATACCATACTTGTGATATAAATGCAACACTAATTATTATTTAATTGTCAGTTACCCTTGTGGTTAACACTTGATTTTTCCCATCTGTGTAGATATTCATGCATACGTACCCCATACCCCCACATGACCCATGCCTACCCCCCTGTCTGTTGTGTGTTTTGTGTGCGATATGTGTGTCTGATGTGCGAAAGTGTGCGATATGTGGTGCATATGCGTTGTTTTCTAAAGAAAACCAAGCAAATTCAATGCTTTAGCATTGCTTGGAAACTCATTTACTATCAGTTGCCATGCTTTAGCATGAAAGATTGTGGTATTTTTGCAACAAACAAGGTGTTGCAGAGGAGGAGTACAAGAAACCACTACCCCCTAGGGTAGTGTGGTCTGTCCGATGGTCGGACACTTTAGATACTGTAGTATCTATTGACAAATGGATTTCGACTCTATATATTTTTTAAGCTATGAGCTATTCGTGAATAGCTTAAAAAATAATATAAAAGGAGTTTAACATGGCTAAATCAAAATCTTCTCTTCCATCTCAATCAGAGCTAAAAGCTCAAGTAGCTACTTTAGTAGCTGAAGACAAAGCTATCAGCAAAGCTGAGAAGGCTAAGACTACCAAGTTAGTCTTAAACAAAGATAGTTTCTATCTTCGTCTTGCTTCAACAGTATCTAAGATACTGAAACTTGAGAATAGTAATATTCTCACAAAGGACTTGAAGTCCAAGTACAATCTTGTAAAGATTGATAGACGAAGACTTAGCGAAGCTATGTGGCTCTTCAACAATTACGACAAAGTCGTAGCTTGGTTGAAAGCTACAAGAAAGAGATATGAAAATATCTCTAGCCTTCAGAAAGCCTTTAACAAGGCTAACAAGCCAAAGTCAGATAAGCCAAAGGCTTCTGATGAGACAAAGTCTCAAGATGAACCAAAGGTTCAAGAGACTGAGTCAAAGACTCAAGACAGTCCGAAGTCGGACACTAATGAGCCAAAGGCTCAAAACAAGAAGCTAACAGCTTCTGAAGTAGCACTTGAAGTGCTAATTCAACTAGAGATGAATAACATCTCTATCCAAGACTTTACTAGAGAGTTTAACTCTCAGTACAAGGAACTTGTCTCTTCACCTAAAAAGGATGTAGCTTAATTGCTACATCTTTTTCTTTTCAACCTTTTAAACGGAGTTTAATATGTCAGGTAGATTTTTTGTTACACAAAAAGATAACCAAGTAAATTGGTTTGAAGAAAAATACTTTCATACTAAAGCTGAGGCTTTAGATGAATTATATCAATACTTTAGAAGTATTGGATATTGGGATATAGATATCCCATATTTTGTTAGTAAAACATTTAACATAGAATATGTTAAACAGAAACACTACACCGAATATTTACTTTAATCGGAGATTAATTTTATGGCAAAGATATTTAAAATTACAAAAAGTAATTTTGCTAAAAGAATAAACCCTCATAAGAGGGTTCGTTCTAATTGGGTTGGTCATGTAAATGACCAAAAGAAACTTGAGCCAATCATTTATGATTGTGGTGTCTTTGCTATCGAAAGACTTTATACAAAGTCTAAGATAGCTACACAGCACGAAGAAAATCTAAAGATTTTGCAAGAGTTTGAAGATTTATATAATAATTAAATATCCATTTATGGGTAAAATATTTAATTATTATATATATAAATTTTAACAGTCCGATTGTCGGACACTTTTAAACGGAGTTTAACATGAAAATAATCAGAACATCCCCTTTTAGTGGTAACACTAACGTCATGGAGATTGACGTAACTCAAGAACAATTACGTTCTTGGAGACAAGATGGTGTTCTTATTCAGAACGCTATGCCACACCTAACCCCTGATGAACGAGAGTTCATCAAGACAGGGATTACCCCTGAAGAATGGGATAGTGCTTTTCAATAAGCACTTCCCAAACCTTCCGATTGTCGGAAACTTACAATGGAGAATGAAATGAAATTTCATCAAGTATTTATCAAAGCCTTCGCTGATGGCGAAGAATCACATGATGGCTCATCAAAGTTTGATGAGTGGTTTCAAGTATCTTGTCAGACAGAAGAAGAGTTTTCTTCTGCTGAAGATGTTGTTGCTTCTTTCAAAGAAAGACAATGGCAGTCTGTCAATGACAGACATAAAGAATATTTTCATCCTAAGAAGGATGTAAATTGGAAACATATAATAATAGAAGTTTAAACGGAGTTTAAAATGAAAAGTGATGCTACAAAAAATCAAATAACATTACCTATAAAAGGTAATAGATACGTCTCAATTATCCAAAATACTCAAGACTATCCTTATAAAGGATTGGGTCATACTTATGGAGACTACGGAGACAAGGTAGAAATTGCTATATTAGATAGCAATTTTGAATACATAGATGATGGTACTTTTGAGTATGGTATCAAACCTTGGTTGACAACTCAAGAGTTGGCAAAAGAATTACTTAACTTAACAATCGGAGATTGAAATGAACAAAAAGATTGATGGTATATTATTATTCCTTTTAGGAATACCTGTGTTTTTAATGGCATGGGTTACACTTGGCGAAGCTGATGGGTATTACATGAGCGAAGCTATCAATACCCCTTATCCTATAGGGATAACTTTTATAGTTCTTGTTGGAGCTATGGGGTTGACTTTGTCAACAGCAGGATTATTAATAATTTTTAAATGGAGAAATGCATAATGTATAAGAATACAAAAGCCAAAAGAAACTTTTGGGATGAACACGATAAGTTTATTGCATCATTAGATGCTAAGTGGTATCGAGTTGTCAGAAAGAAAGTATAATTATTTATATATGAATATATATGAATATATAAATAATATATAACAGTCCGATTGTCGGACACTTTTAACGGAGTTAATTATGCCAAAAGGATATGTGATTTATGATGGTGCTTCTCTTCTTAATGGGGAACGTATCATTGCTATCGCTTTAACAAGCGAATCTAAAAACTCAAAGACAGGTAACATGATGCAGACTTACATCATTACACCTCATGACCCAAGACTAGCTTCAAAGCTAGGGTTGGATAGTGCTAACTGTGGGAACTGTCCTCTTCGAGGAACACCTACTGATGACCCCAATCGTAAGATTGCAAAGGATAGAGAGTGCTATGTTAACCTTGCTCAAGGTGTTCTCATTGTTTGGAAACAATGGAAAAAGGGTGCATATCCTGTCCTTACAGGACACAAGGGATTAGCTTTGCTTGGCAAAGATAAAGACGTAAGGATTGGAACTTATGGAGATGGTGGTGCAGTACCCAAATATATTTGGGATAGTTTGATATCAGATGCTAGAAAACATACTGCATATTGTCATCAATATGACAATCCTAATTCTAGCTTTGACCCTACCATTTACATGGTATCGGCTGACAACTTAGCTACTGCCCAAACTCATTGGGAGTTTGGACATAGGACATTCCGTGTCATTCAAGATGTCAACGAAGTTGTCAAAGGTAAAGAGATACTTTGTCCTGCCTCAAAAGAGATGGGCAGACGAGTACAATGCTCATCATGTATGTTATGTGGTGGGTCACAAGTCAATGCTAAAAACATTGCAATCGTTAAACATTAACAGTCCGACTGTCGGACACTTTAAACTAGGAGTTTACTATGAAAAAAGTTAGAGTATATTGGAATCTACACAAGAAGTGTTGGAGTATTCAAGATGCAAAGAGTGGTCTAGTAATAGACCATAGATATGATGTAACTCTTGAACAAGCAAAGTTTGTTGTTCGTAAGGGTGGACAGAAGCGAGTACGTGAAGAAGGCAAGAAGAATGTTCATGCCTTTGCAGTGGGATATATTGCTCAAGAGCAAGATATTGATAGCTCTGCTTATCATCATAAGGTATCTTATAATCCTTATAAGAATGACTTCTTCATGAGGAGTAGTGCAGAGCTTGGCTCTGAGGAAGTATCAAGAGACTTCGTGGGTAATATTCGCATGGAGTCTGAGATGAAGGTGCTATCCAATGCAGTAATATGGGGTGGTGTCCACCCTAGAGTGTACATATAATCAACAGAATAAGTTATATAACTACTTGACTTTCAATGAAAGTAGTTATATAACATATATATGGAGTTCGACATGACAATTTTAGAAACAGTTAAAATCAAAAACTTACTTGACGATTTAGTTAATGCTAAATCTATAAGCCTATATGAGTTTTACTTTACCATCAACAAGATGAATTACGAAGTTGAATCATTAATGATACAAACTTCTAATCCTCATCATGAAGGTGTGGTCAGAGTGAAAGATAATAACGACAAGTATTATACGATAGAGGTGTAACATGAAAATAAAAAAAGTAAATCCTATCGCAAAAGCATTGCTTTCAATACGTAAGCAAGTAGTACCTTCAAAGAAAGGTAAGGGTTCATACAACAGAAAAAAGGAGAAGAACATTGCGAAGCAAGTATAGTGAACAAACATTTGAAAAGATATCTGTCAAGAAAACAATCAAGAAGCAGAAGCGTGATGATTGGAAAAAGGAACGCAGATTACAACGCAAACACAAGAATTCTAGGCAGGAAAAGTTTTTTGCCTAGATTAACTGTCCGATGGTCGGACACTCAACTTAACTTACTTAACCAACAAAAAGGAGATTTTATTATGAGTAAGAAAAATATCAACGTAACTTATTGGACACAGTCCACAGGTGTAACAGGTCAATGCTTATCCGAGAGAGGTCAAAAGTTATTTGACACTACCTCTGCTCTGTACTTTCAAGCTACAGGCGAGAAGCTCTCTAAGATGAAGCTCTATGACATAGTGCTTACTGAGTGCAGAGAGACTAAGAAGTCTGATGGTTTCTATATTAGAAACATATCTACTGCAGGGTTCATGGTAGCCATGCAGGACTTAGCTTCTGTATGCAGAGCATACCTGAAGGACAAAGAGTACAAGTCCATATCCTTCGGACAGTTCAAGGTAGGTAAGCTACATAAGTTAGCTAGAGGTAAAGTTGGTAGAAAAGGGAGAGTTGCATAATGTTGAATAACATTAGCACACTTCCTAATCGCAAGACATATCCATCACCCTTTTGGGTGGTGGGTCTGTCGATAGACGGAAACAAGGGCAAAGTGAATGTACATCCACAGGCTCTTGAAAAGAGTGGATATAACTATGCTATTGACCATGCCATAGATATGGCAAGAGCAGTATATCCAAAATCACGAATTGAATTTTTATTTATCGAGGAGTATTAATATGAAAGAATATTTTTTTACGATTACCATCGAAGGTGTTGATGGTCAGTTGAAGTATTCTGTGATAGCAGAATCACGTCAAGAAGCATTTGATATGGTGGACTATTTTGTTAATGGTCAACCATTAATAACCGAGCTAGACAAAGAAAAGGAGTTAGCGTAATGAAGATACACAGAGTAGTAACAATGCTAGGTGCTACCACTACCACAGGTAAACTAGCAAGTGATATGTATGACTTGAATTACAAGGCATACTACTCAGAAGCAGAGGATAGATATATACCTATCTCACACATGGACTTTCAGCACATGGTCAGAGCTTTTGTAAAGCTATGTGACCAAGAGAATATGCTTGATAGGTCTAAGCACATGGGTAGAACTAAAGACTTAGTTGCTAAGATTGAAAGACTTGAGGAGCTTCTCAAAGAGAAAGAAGAGCTATTGGAAAAAGAAGCTACAAGTAAACAGCATTGGAAAGATGCATACTATGACGAGTGTAGTACAAAAGGAAGTAGGTATATCTTCACAGAGATACCTAATAACGAGTATGGCAAGAAGCTAACAAGGGGTATGAAAGTATATCTCAATGACGAGTCATACACCATGAGAGTACGTGGACAACACATTAAGCCTGAGTTACGTGGCACAGGAGCAACTTATTGGGGTCAGTCCATAGAAGAATCAACACACCTTAGAGTGTACATAGACAAAAAGAAAGGAGCATAATTATGCCATTTGATGTAATCCCAAATCTATTTGAGTTAGATAACAACTTAAACTTCGAGCTATCCTATGAGGATAGTAAGTTGGCAGGTCACAAGTTTGGATTCAATGTGAATACAGGTGAAGCGATTAGTCATACAAAGAACACATTCAACTGTGTTTCACACCCTACGTTCTTCAACTCTGTCAAAGAAGTTATCTTAGATAACAGAGAACCACATGAGTTGATTGATGCAAAGGTCAAGCAAAGGTCATGCAGAAATAATGCTTGGGCAATGGTGGATATTACTTTACCTAAAGTAACCTATCGTATCTACACAGACAAGCATCAGACAGATATCAGCGAAAGGATTATCCTTTTACATGGTATTGATGGGTCATGTTCTAATGTGGCATTGTTTGGTGGTATAGATAGTTACTGTACCAATGGACAGATTAGGGGTAAGTATGACATAGTCAAGAAGAAGAACACAAGTGGTTTCAATATTGAAACATTTGTGAGTGAGTTACAAACTGCCAAGGCAGACTTCGATGCTCATTGTAGAATGCTACAAGTATGGGCAGAGACACCTATCAAGGCTAATGTAAGACTACTTCTTGATAAGATAGTAAAGTCTGAAAGACTTTCTAAGAAGATGCTAAAGCTCACACAAGAAGAGATTAGCAAAAGGGGTAAGAATATGTATGCTTTGTATTCTGCGTTTACTAACTACTCATCTTATGCAGATGATAGAAATGGTTTCTCATTACGTAATACAGGTAATGATACCAAAGGCGAGTCAATGTGGAAGCGAGAGCAACAGGTATCCCAATGGATAGACTCTAAGCCTTTTCAAGATTTATTGGTGGCTTAAATGTTGCCTAACAACAACGACACAATAATAATTTTAATCGTGAGTGGAATAGTTATGCTATTCTTCTCATGCTACATAGGAGTATAATATGAATGTACTAAGTTTGTTTGATGGTTGTAGTAGTGGACAACTTGCCCTTGACAGGGCAGGTATCCCTGTCTACAGATACTATGCATCAGAGATTGACAAACCTGCTATCAAAGTTACACAAGCTAACTTTCCTAATACTATTCAGCTAGGTGATGTTACTAACTTAAAAGATTGGTATGCTACACGTACACCTTACAATTCAGAGCCTATAGATTTACTTATGGGTGGCTCACCTTGTCAGGGATTTTCTTTTGCAGGACATCAGCTTCAGTTCAATGACCCACGCAGTAGATTATTCTTTGACTTTGTGCGTATACGAGATGCAATCATGCCTAAGTATGTCTTACTTGAGAATGTACGTATGGTTAAGAAATCACAGGATGTGATATCAAAGTATATGGGGTTTGAACCACAAGCACTAAACTCTAGTTTACTGTCAGGTCAAAACAGATATAGATTGTATTGGTGGGGTAAGCTAGTAGGCGATACCTATGAGCAGATACCTATACCACCTATGGTGGACAAGGGTATTGTCATGCAAGATATCTTAGAGGATGGCTATGCCACAGATGAGATGACTAGTGGTGGCAAGTCTCATTGTCTTACTGCAAGATACAATGGTGCAGTATGGTGGAATAGTATTGAACGTAAGCAACGTACTATGGTACTCAAGGATAATCCTACCATGTCTAAGGATGGGTTGATACGTGTCGGTACTGCTGACCTCAAAGGTCATGACTCTATCAAGCGAGTGTATGCACAAGAAGGCAAAGCACCTACCCTTACCACCATGCAAGGTGGACACAGAGAACCAAAGGTTGCAGTATCAAAAGATATGTGGCGAAAGCTGACACCACTAGAGTGTGAACGATTGCAGACATTACCTGACAACTACACCAATCATGTGTCCAACTCACAGAGATACAAGATGATTGGCAATGGGTGGACAGTAGATGTGATTGCACATATACTTAAGACTATGGATGTTGAAAAACAATATTTACTAACTGACCCTATATGGGATGAAAGGTGGACAAGATGTTAATGGAATCACTAATATGCCTAGCACTAAATGTGTATCATGAAGCTAAGAATCAAAGTTTCATAGGGCAAGTAGCAGTAGCACAAGTTGTAATGAATAGGGTAAAGGATAACAGATACCCTAACAACGTGTGTGACGTAGTTAAACAAGGCTTAACGTACAAGTGGAAGCCATCACTACCTATTAAGAATAGGTGTCAATTTAGTTGGTACTGTGATGGCAAGAGTGACAAGCCAAGAGAAGCCAAAGCATGGAGAGATGCCATGCACGTTGCAAATGGTGTGTACAATGGACATCTAGATGACTTCGTAGAAGGTTCTACACACTATCATGCATACTATGTCCGACCTAGTTGGGCAGAGACAAAGACTTATATAACTAGAATAGATGACCACATATTTTATAGGTGGGATATTGAAAGGAGTAAATGATGGCAGTAGAACGTGACCAAATAGGTAAACCACCTAAAGTTATGGGCATAGATGTATGGTTAGATACAGGTGTGCATATAGAAGGTAGTACAAAGTTTGACTCTAAAACAAAAGAGTTAGCTAAGAAAAAACTTATTGAGATAATTAATAATGACCAATGTGATTTTCATTGGGTAGAATTAGAGGAGTTATAACATGAATAGATTTATTATAGAAGATAGACCAAGCAAGATTGCATCATCTCTATGTGACCAACACATAGTCAAAATGCCACTAGAAGAAACACAGATGTTATGTACTGTGTTATGGCATCATGCACCTAGCTTTGCAGAAGAAAAAGGTTTGTATAAACCTGTACATCAGAAGCATCCTTGTACACTATGGGCAATGGAAAACATAAGTAATTATACTTTTGCATTCTCTTTGTTAGGATGTATGCTAAAAGAGTATACTGCAAGGTATAAAAAAGAACATGGTGCAGGTAAACACTTTGCATCTTTGTGGGTTGGTAGAGTGTATTTACCTGATGGTAAGATGACTGCACACCCACAATGTTTTAGTGGGCATGATGACTTAAAGACAGATGAGTTTATGCCGATAGAAGCCTATCGTAAATTTTATATTGTTGACAAGTCTAACTTTGCAAGGTACAAATATACACAGAAACCAACTTGGATGAAAGGAGAATCAAATGTGGCATAGAATACAAGACTTTTTTGATAAAGACTTTAGTAAAAAATATGGGGAAGGTACGAAGTTCGACCTCGACTATGGCAAGTTACTAATCATAGGACTATGTATTTACATAGCGATACAGGTATCTGAGTGAACATAAATGACCTAACAAATAAATACTATTTGTCCAACGATTTCAATAGGTTAGCTGATAAAACTAAACACGATTATCAATATTGTGTGACTGTTTTATTGGACACAAAAGTTGATGGCAAAAGTGTGGCAGGAATATGTCTTACCAAAATGTCAGGTGCGATAGCACGTAGAGCATACGAAGTATGGCTTGGGCGTGGCGTGTACTTGGCGAATGCAGTTACATCAGTAGCACGTAAGATATATTCCTTTGGAATGGAGATGGGGTATGCCGAGAGCAACCCTTTCTCTACTTTCAAACGTAAATCTGCTCATTCTAGGACAACTGTTTGGACAAAAGAACAGGTTAGGAAATTTCTTAACTACTGTTACGAGGATTTTAAGTACAGAAACTTGGGATTGATAGTGCAAATGGCATACGAATGGTGTCAAAGGGTGGGAGATATGCGAGTTTTACAGTTCTCTAGCATAGATTTTGACAAAGGTGTGTTAAATTTGCAACAGTCAAAGAGAAGAAGTGTAGTACACCTGCCTATTTCTGTTGACTTATTAGAAATGCTTAAAGAACAGGCAAAAGATTATGACTTTCAGCCTTATGTTGCACCCTATCCTACACCAATGAGGGGTGTTTATAGTCCATATGCCATACAAAGGCTATCAAAAGTGGCTAGAAGAGTCATAAAAGAGTCAGGATTACCTGATGATTTACGAATATCTGACCTACGTAGGACAGGAACTACCGAAATGGTAGAAGCAGGAGTGCCTATGGGTCAGATTATGTCCGTCACAGGACACGCTAATCCACAGTCAGTTAAACCTTACATGAAAAATACGTATGCTAGTGCAGAAAATGCATTGACATTACGTGATAATTACATTAAGAGTATATAATATGAATATATATAATTACATAAGTGATTTACATTTAAGTGTAGGAGAAACAAAAAGAACTAACTGTCCTAGTTGTAATGGTTATAAAACATTTACTGTAACCAACAACATGGGTAGGCTAGTTTGGAACTGTTACAAATCTTCTTGTCCTATCTCAGGAACAAAGAAGGTTAACTTATCTGTGGATGATATCAAGACTGCCAAGTCTGATGTCAAAAAAGATAGTACAGGCTTCGCCTTACCTGAGTATGTAGTACATCACAATCATAGACGAGAGGTCATGGACTTTTGTGAGTTATGGAATCTAGAATATGATAAGTTGGAGTTGTACTACGACATAAAAGAAAGGAGAGTTGTATTTCCTGTCAAGAAAGATGGACTGATTGTAGATGCAGTTGGTCGGTCTGTGGGATTTCGTCTGCCCAAATGGAAACGATATGGAAATAGTGACTTGCCTTTCTCATATGGATGTGGTAAGGTGGCTGTAGTTGTTGAGGATTGTGTAAGTGCATCTGTTGTAGGCAATGGTGTTTATGTAGGGGTAGCTGTGTTGGGAACATCATTAAGCGATTCACACAAGAGATACCTATCACAATTCTCAACTGCTATCATAGCCTTAGACCCTGATGCAATGCCCAAAACACTAGCCTTTGCAAAAGAGTTACGAGGATATGTAAATGATGTAAAAGTATTGAGACTGAAAGATGATTTAAAATATGGAGAAGATGAAGACTTAAACAACTTATATAAACTAACCCCAAAGGAGAACCAACATGGAACTAGCACTACTACGTAGCTTAATGAACAAAGACTTCTATGAAGACCATAGAGGTGCAAGGTGTCCTGATAGGTTATTTAGCAAAGATGCTAGGACTATCAAGCACACAATAGATAAAGCAATGAGAAAGTATGACAGGGATGTAACACCTGATGAACTTGAAGCTCTGTTCTTGTCTAGCAATCCTGCTATGACAACTGCACAGAAACAAGGCTACTCTGCATTGTTCAACGATATTAAAAGGCAGAAGCCTATGGGAACAGATGTGGCACAGGATGTGTTATCTAAGTTGTTCCAACAAGTTATTGGGGAAGACGTAGCTAATCTTGGCTTCGACTTTGTCAATGGTGTGCAGACAAGTATGAAACCTCTACGTGATTTACTAGAGAAGTACAACGATGACTTCACACCTGAGATGAGAATAGAATGGGATGATATCTCGTTTGATACTCTGATGGCTAAACAAAGTCAGCAGACTAGGTGGTCATTTAATCTACCTGAGTTGGCTAGAAAAGTAGAGGGTGTCAATGGTGGCTATCTTGTTGAGGTGGGTGCAAGACCCAATACAGGTAAGACTAGTTTCCATGCATCTCTGCTTGTAGGAGAAAATGGCTTTGCAAGACAAGGTGCTAAGTGTGTTGTCTTATGTAACGAAGAGTCATATGACAGAGTAGGGTTTAGATATCTGACTGCATCTACAAACATGGATAAGTATCAGATAAAAGATAATCCTGCACAGGCTAGGGATAGGTACAAAATTGTGTCACCTAATCTAAAGATAAAGGATGTGACAGGTGAGGATATGTCTTGGGTGGAGAGTATGTGTAAGAGTGTTAATCCTGACGTAGTTGTGATTGACATGGGAGATAAGTTTGCACGTACTGCAGGTTATGCAAGACCTGATGAAGCACTCAAGGCAAATGCAATATATGCAAGACAGATTGCAAAACAATATGATTGTGTTATATTCTATATGTCACAACTCAATGCAGAAGCAGAGGGTAGGCAGAGACTTAATCAGGCAATGATGGAAGGCTCACGTACAGGCAAGGCGGCAGAAGCCGACTTGATGATATTAATAGGACAACCTGCAAGTGTCGAAGGTATTGATGAGGAATCAACCATGAGACATTTGAATGTTGTTAAGAACAAAATTACAGGTTGGCATGGCATGATAAACTGCAACATCAACCCACACACAGCGAGGTATAGTGCATGAAGTTAACATTAGACGTAGAAAATACAGTAACAAAAAGAGATGGCAGAATGCATCTCGACCCATATGAACCTACTAACAAGTTAGTTATGGTGGGATGTCTGACAGATATAGGTAACGAGTATCTGTTTAATATGGATTCAGGTGGCACACAGCACATCGACATACAAGAGTTGCTTGACAGAGCAACAATACTTATAGGACATAACATAGCGTATGACCTGATGTGGTTATGGGAATGTGGCTTCAAGTATGAAGGTCCTGTCTTTGACACCATGCTCACAGAGTATATATTACAGAGAGGTCTCAAAGAACCTTTGCATCTCAAAGACTGTGCCGAAAGGTATGACCTAGAGACAAAGAAAGAAGATACCTTGAAGGAATACTTTGCAAAGGGTTATGCTACAGATGAGATACCTAGGGCAGAGTTAAGGCAGTATTTATCTGCAGACTTACACGCTACACAGCAGTTGTCTGATAGACAGTACAAGAAACTCAACTCTACTAAGTATGCTCATCTTATGGACACAGTATTACTTACAAATAAAGTTTGTGTTACTCTAGCTAGAACACACAGGAATGGATTCAAAGTAGACGAGACTAAACTAGAGTCTGTAAGAAAAGAGTTTGAGACTGAGAAGCAAGAGATTGAGAAGCGATTATCTTCACAGGTAAGAAATCTAATGGGGGATATGCCCATCAATCTTAATAGTCCTGAACAGATGTCATGGGTTATCTATAGTAGAAAACCTAAAGACAAAGCTATGTGGGCAAATGAGTTTATTCCTCACATGGCTCATGATGACTTCAAGAGAGCAATCAGAGAGAACTCTGACATTGTATATAAAACAAAAGCTGTTATGTGCAAGTCATGTAATGGCACAGGTAACATAAGAAAGGTAAGAAAGAATGGAACTCCTTACGCTAATACCAATAAAGACCCTGCTTGTAATGGTCTTGGTTA